TTTTTAGTTTCAGCTGTACGAGCTGCAAACTTCTCACCTTCATTAATAGGTTTCTTCTCATTCCAGCTCTTCTTAAAGATCATAAAAGCTTCACTCATACTTTCTTGATATGAATGAAATGCTCCCATAGAGATTCTTGCCATCTCTTTATTACCCTGCAAGGTATAGCCAGTAGCCATAGCTAAAGGTCTTAGGGTTGATGTCATTGCTGAACCAATAATGTTCCTTGCTTGAGTAACAGGACCACTAAGCATTGAGTTATACATACTCTTCAATGCTTCTCGCCATCCCACTTGTTGAGCTAAAGCGTTGAAACTTAACTGCTTTAATGGATCTCCATCGGCTAGAACTAAACCTCTAACCATATCCTTATAGTCAGCTATTGCTTGAGCATCACCTTTCCTAAGTAACTCTTTCATCTTATTTAAAGAGTTATCTATTCCAGCAAGATTCTTAGATAGATCCTCAGCAAAACCTTTTAAAGGTCCAACTTGGAAACTTCTAAGACCAGATCCATAGTGAACAGCTGATACTTTATGAAGACGTAATAAACCTTGAAGACGAGTTACTAGATGTTCTGATTGTCTAGCTGTATCTAATCTATGAAGGATTAAATCTTCAGATACCTCAGCTAGGTTTTGAATCTGTAGAGCTGTATCAGTAATTAATGTCTTGGTAGCTACTACACCCTCTCTACTTAGAACCTTAAACTCTTCTCCCTTGACGTTAGTAGTAAAGGTAAGTTCATTTTCATATAGTTTTAAAGCATTCTCAGGGGTCTCGTTGCTAGCTCCTAAGAACTTACGAATACCAACTAAAGCTTTACTTACTGTTTCTAAATCTGACTGACCTAAACTTCTAGATAATTCTTCTACATCTATTTGAGATCCAACTTCTCCAATGATCTCTTTTAATTCATCTACTTGAGCTTTGGTTGCATTTTGTAGCGCCCTAGTAGTAATAGAAGCGTAAGCAGCGTCGGATAATAAAGGAGTAGATGCGACTTGAGAAACATTATCGAAGTCTTCTATTTGTGCTTGAGATTTAGCAGCCTCTTGAGGATTACCATCTTTGGTTCTTCCAGCTCTTTCATGAGGTTCATATAGTTGCTCAGGGGGAGTTGTGTTTCTCTTGTATTGATCAACAAGGCTTTCTCCAAATTCTTTAACTTCTCCATACTCATCAAACTCAATTTCTAATGGTTCAAAGATACGCCCTCTACTATCAGGAACTGATTTCACCATTGCAAATTGCATTCCAAAGAAACTGTCCATTTTAGTGAATCCAGCTCTTTCATAAATCCTTGCTCTTACTCCACCTCCTTTCTCAACATCTTGAGGTCGAGGATTTATTAGATCTTGTCTTGCTAATTCTTCTAAGTCTTTCTTTCTTTGGATATCTGGCATCTTATTCCAGAGATCTTCCCAACTAGTAACCTCTACAGTTTTAGCGGTATCCCCAAATTCATCTAATATTTGCCACTTTATAGGCCAACCTTCTAATACATCACCAAAAGCCCCTCTTTCTGCTTCATCAAGCCAACCTTCTTTATTATCCTCTATCCATTTTTTATCAGACTCTATCTGGGCTTTATTATTAGCTCTTCTTTGTGCCATAGAGGCTTCGCTTAATCCATCAGAAGCTGGACTATTACTTAAGATTGTTCCAGGCTCAAAACTATCAGCAGCTAACTCATTGAATTTAGTTATTACTCTCGTACCTGAGAGGTTTAACTTCATGCCAGGTTGAGTTGGCTTCCAAACAACCTGATAAACTTTTGGTCCTAGACTACTAAGTTCAGTGTTACCTATTGTCGTTAATAAGTCCTCATCATCTGGATACATTAACCATTCAATTCTTGCATCACCTACTTCAGAGATAAGTTTGATATTTCCCCATTTAATTAATTGATATTGGGTAGGTAGGTAAGGTCTTATACTGCTTTGATTACTTTTGGTTGTACTTTCTAACCAATTAGATATCTCACTAGGTGTTAGCTTATTGAAAAAGTCTATATAGTGTTGAGCGCTTTCTCTTCTGTTATATCCATTTGTAATTAGCTCTAGTTCTATTGCTGCTGAATTAGCGCTTAGATAATACTTCTTAGGATCTAAATCTACTCTTTCATCTATTGAAGCTTGCTCAAGAATCTTGTCTAGTTTACCTCTTCCAGGTAGACCAGCTTCTCTAGTAAACGTGTCATCTATAGGTCGAAGAATATTCTTTCCTGATTTATCACGCTTAACAACCGCATACATATATTGATCATTTTGCTGAGGCCCAAAACCAGCTCTTTTATAAATAGTTTTTCTTACATTTCCTCTACCAGCTTCAGATAAAGATATTCTTGATTGTTTTCCTGAAAGTCTCCCAAAACCTCCATCTCTATCTGGAGTATTTTTTAAGATTGTTCCTGGTTCTAAATCTTTTATTATTTCATTGAATTGAGGAAATACTTTGAAAATATGTCCACCTAGATTATTCCCGATTGCAGCATCATATTCATTTAAAAGATTCTCTATTTTTTTATAGGCATCTTGAAAATCAGTAGGATATATAGATCTATATTGATTTCCATAATCAATAGCATCTTCAATTAATACCATCCTTTCTTCCATGTCTAGCTTTTGCCAAACATCATTCGTTATATTTCCTTTTGCATAACGACCCATTATGTCTACTTTTTCTAAAGCCTTTTGAAATTTCCCATCATATTTAACACTATTAACAAAGAACTTAAACGTCTTTCTAATATTTCTAAGATTAGTTTGTTCTTTATTAATATCAAACATTACCTCCAATGTTTTAGCACCTGGAGTAGCGTTCTTAGTTACGTCGGTAAAGTTCCAATCTATTTGAGCGCCATTAGGTGTATATGTAGATTTAAGAGCCTCACCCCATTCATTAATTTGTGCATCTACACTAATTTGTTTTTGTAACTTTTCAGCTTTATCTATTGCTCTTAATGCTGGATCAAAAAGATCATTTACTTCTCGTGGGATATTATCGGTAGCTGGTACAGCTTGTCTGATTTCTGTTTGAAGATTAGCTTTAAAACCTCGGTTAAGATTATCTAAAGTTTCTCCATCTTTTAAGAGATTAACTTGACTAATTAATCTTGCATCTTTTGTAGGATACCAAGTTGAATTATCTCTGATATGTTGTAACGCTGCGTCTATCGCATCGTCCATATCAGCTTTCTTGATGTTTAATGGATCAGTACTAAAGAAGACATCATATCCTTTCTTATTTAATACTCTCTTAGCGGCTCTAGTAGCACCTAAGAACTCAGATACACCATCAACTCCTAAACCAAAGAATCCCCCTTCAATAGTATTTTTTAGTTTTCTTTCCCAGGGGTTATCATCTTCATCATGAGCTAAAGCAGTCCAAAAGGTATTACTTAGGTTAGGGTTAATTTCTTCTAATAAGTTAGATAAATTACCTGTACCACCATCAGTAATAAAATCAGCTATTGCACCTCTAGCAGTTTCTACAGCTAGCCGTCCAGCTGCGCTAGTTTTCTCAGCTCCACCGAGTCCAGGGACTACGGAAGCTCTTCTCATTAAGATATAAATAGAGATAGCTTCTCTTACAAAACTACCTACAGCTGTTTTGTTTTCTGCAACACCTAAGTCAAAGTTTAATGCTTCATATTTATCACCTAAAACATTATTCTTTTCAGACTCATCTGTGAAGACAGTAAGCGCTGTATCGCCTATTAAATCAGCTGTATTAACTAAACCTTCTACCGCTCCTGTAATACCTCCAAGAGGCGCTCTTACGGCCTCTCTGGCTATTGTTGTTAATGGAGCTGTATCTAGTGTTGCTTCATCAATACTCTTTTGAAATTCTTCACTCTTTTTTACTCCCTGTTTAGCAATATTACGTCTATCTGTTTTGATCTCATCCTTAGATCTTTGATCACCTTGAAAGGTATTATCAATGAAATCTCTTAGACCTACTTGTGCATTTTCTAAAAGGTTTGGAGGGAGTTCAACACCAGATAAAGACTCTGCTGTCTGGTCTCGTGTAGGGGTTTGTGTACTTGTTGACTGAGGGGTTTGAGGTTGAATTTCTTCAACTACTTCTCTATCAGAAGATTCATTAGATTCATTTCTGAGTTGTTCGAGAAGATCATCATCTTTATCTTCTGGGTTCATTGTTTAATTGTTTAAGTAGATCGTTATATTTATCAAAGTCGTATGACATTGCTTTAATTCCTATCTCATAACCTCCCCATTCAATAGCCGCTCGTTGTATTTGACGTTGTGTTGATGTTGGAGAAGTAAATATTCTGTAAGCTTCAGGATAGTTATCTTGCATTTCTAAAATAATTTCTCCTAAATTTCCTTTGTTTAGCTCAGTCCATTTACCTTGAGTTTGTAAGACAACTGATAAACCTTTAGCTCCTTTCTCAGAAAATCCAAATGATTTAATTGCACTAACTCCAGTATCCATAGTTAAAGGTTTTGCTGCTTCCTCTGACTTACTATCAACCTTTAAATATTTCTCTAAATCTATACCTCTTTGACCAGCAACTGCCTTTAGTAATTGATTAGGAGTCATATCAAAATACTCAGCTATTTGAATAAATCTTTGATCTGCATTTTCCCAATCATTATTCCTAGCTATCTCTATAGCATTTGTAACTTCTTCTATTGAAAAGATTTTATCTCTTGTAGGGTCAGCTCCAAATTCTCCATAGGAAAGTATTTCTTCACCTGAATGATCTGTAAGGTCTAATCTATATTCTGAGTAGTCAACACTTCCATCTGCCTTTCTAACTACTTTAGTCTTAACTTCCATAGCTTCTCTTCTTCTAGATCCAGAGAAGAACTCATAATTTTTTGAATTAAATACTCCAGTTGATGTATAAACTTGTTTTTTATCAATCTTATTTTTAACTATTGTCTCAATGACACTAATAGCCTCGTTGTTTATATCTCCTCTAGTTGCATCAGGATTCTCTTCAAGATAATCAGCCATTTGGCGATTAACTTCACCTAGCATATCTTCCTTGACTATATTTACTAACTTCCCAGCAACTGTTGGATTTATACCTGTTATTGCAGCCCCTTGAATGATACGAGCTTCTAATGTATCTCCCCATGAAGATTGATAAGGTTTTACTGCAAGATCAGCTCCTTCTTTTGTTAAACCAGCGTTATTCATGACCTTGGTTTTATCTTCCTCAGTCATAGCCCCATTGGCTACATTAGCGTCTAGTTCTTTCTCAGAAATACGCTTACCATCGTTAGTTAGTTTTTGATAATATCCAACCAAGAATGGATTATGTCTATCATCTTTATTTGCATGAGTTTGATATAACTCTAGTGCTTTTGCACCTCCGATTTTGGTCAGCCTATCTTCATATTTTGAATTAGCTGCAATTATTTTTTCTATATCATTACCAGCGTCTAATAACTCTTCTTTATGTGTTGTTTTTGCACTCTCTATTTCTACAGCTCTTTGTTTTATTTCTAGCTGCATTTGATCATGATCGTAAGATCGAACTCTTGCGATTGCATCATTAATAGCTTTAGAAGTTTCTCCTATTTTTCCTAAAGCTGTACCTTTATTACCTGGGACTTTTACAACTTCTGCTAACTTTTGCAAGCCGTCTAAATCTTGAGTTGCTTCTAAAGCTTTAACTAATTCAGTAACTACTTCATTAGTAATTGCCCCTTTATTACCTCTATGCTTTGTAGAGATAAAAATGCCTTTATATAGTTCATCGAATACCTCTTGCATATCGTATTCGCCTGATGCTATTTTTTGGACAGCATTATCAACTTCTACCGAAACAGCATTATCAACATTAGCTTTTATAACGTCAGCAGTAATAGCGGTATCTACTTGTGATCTAGCTTCATTAACTTTTGGTAAGACAACTCGATAGACAACCTCAGCATCAAGATCTTTTAATCCAAACCTAGTAGCAAGTTCAGAAGCTATAGCTAATCCAACAGCGTTAACTTCCTCAGCTGTTTGAGCATCTTGTGGAGAAATAACTCTCCCATCTTCTAACTCAATTTTTAAATCACTATTCTGCCACTCATCTTTATAAAGAGCTGGAAAATCCCTAGCAAACTCAAAAGCAGATTTCTTCTTAAAAATCCTCTCTGTTCGAGTCTGAGAGTTTTCATTATTTAATGAATTTTGAACTGATATATCACCATCAGCCGCTTCTATATTTGCCTCAGCTGTTATGGCTTCTTTAGTTGTATTTGAATCTTCTACGTTTGCAGCTTCTTTAAATACACTGGCTGATCCACCATCAAAAAATAATTTAACAGCTGCCTCTTGTTCTCTTACCTCTCCCATTTGCTCAGAGTAACTTAGGTAGCTCTTGGCAAATGATGTTGAGAGTTGAATGATGCTATTGATCGTTTTTAGGTTTGTACTCTCTACCGTATGTTGAGCTTTTAGCTCTGAAAGTTTTAGATTATCTTGGAGAGTTACCCAGCTTTTCTTAAGATCAAATACGCTCTTTTCATAGAGTTGATCTTGCTTTAATTCTCCAAGTTCAACTTTTTGATCAAGTGTTTGCTTACTTGATATCGCTTTCTGTTTAGCATTTAGATTTAAAGTATCTGCCTGTTGTTGTCTTTCTAAGGCTCTTCTTTTTATATTGTTCTCACTTTCTACAGCTTGTGTTTTTTGCTTGGCTGCTTTCTCTTCACTAACTGCCTTGACGGGTTCAAATCCTGATGAACCTACTGAGCCTTGATATCTATTCCCTGCTATTTCAGCTTTTTTTAAAGAACCTCCACGCCCTGCTATTTGTGTTGCCATTGTTATGCGTAGCTAAAATTATCATTGATTTGTAGACCTATACCTTCAATAAATCTAGGTCTTTGTGGAAGGTCAGGTAGTAATGGGTTTCCAGGGTCAAAGCCAACTTGACTTTGAGCAACATTATTAGCGCTTTGGGCTTTGAGATAATCTCCCTCCATAGAAATAATTGCTGCATTCCTAGCTGAATCAATAGAAGCTAACTCTTGAGCTGTAGCTAATCCCTGTTGTCTTTCAACATCCTTAACTAATAGTCCTACTGATTGACCTGTTCTACCTGATGCAAGTATTGAACCTTTAGCACCGATAGATTTAGCTAGTAATGCTTGTTGAGCAAAAGCAGCTTTTTTTCTAGCTTCTTCTAATTTATTTTGTTGTCCAACATAAGCTCTATTTGCAGCTTCATTATTTAGTCTGTTTTGAGCTACAGCTGATTCTTTACCTTTTTGAAACTCATTTCTTTGAGCTGTATTCTTAGCAAGTAAAGCTACTCTTTCATTTCTAACCGCTTGTAATTGTTGTTGATATTGGTTAGCGATTTGAGTATTTGATTGTTGTACTTGGAGGTTATAAGCTTGAGTACTTTGTTTCTGTTGGAGTAACAGCGCGTCATATTGTTGACGTTGTTGTAATTCAGCTTGCTCTACTGCAAGCTTTTGTTGATTTCTTGCTTGTTGAGCTTGAAAGTCTAATTGGACTTGAGCTTGAGCGGCCTGTTGTCTAGCTGACGCTATACCCATTCCGATTGAGGCGGCTGTTCCTACAGCAGCTACAGCTAATGTATAAGCTGGTAGAGTTGCCGCCGTTACTGCGGGTAAACACATAATTTTACGATCTCATAATATGGAAGATTCTTTGGTCCTACGGGTACTGTCCTTAAGGCTTTAAACCCTAGGTGTTTGAGTAACTTGTGATGTACGAGGTTTCTTACGTCTGCAAAAGCCCAAAGTAATCGATACTCTTTTTGTACTTCTTTCAACCATTTACTTGATCGCCGTACAAATATGTGTGGATATTTAGTGATAGCTGGAGTGCAAAGCATCCAGATTTGACCTATTTGGTTATCTAACCGAACAATTCCAGCAACCCCCGCAATTTCTCCATCTGGTGAATGGAAAACGGTTGCATGTTCACTACCTAAGACACAAAGAGGGATGTGAAAGGGGGTACATCCCATACCTTCCACTTCCCTTTTATCCTCTGGTCTTAATTGATTAGCTACCAAAAAGCCATCTTTAACTGTGGCTTCGCGGTATAGTTTCATGTTTATCTAATATTTGCTATTCCTCTATTGCTGTAATGTCCCTCCCAGCTGTAACTAGTTATTGAAGCTGGTAAAGGATCAGAGGCTTTAATTTTAATGGTCACATAATCACCTCGACTAAATACAGGAATAGCTTTTGTGGTTAATTCTTGGACTGCTACTTCATTAGCTTTATAAATATCAGCTGGAGTAACATCTAAATCTAAATTGATATCATCGTATCCAGTCTTAGAAACTGTGATGTTATATCTACCTGAATAGTAAAGATCTAAATAGGCAGTTTCTACCATAGGAATATTGGTCCTATCAACTCTCTTATCTTGAGTAAGGAAGAATGAAGGTAAGGTTACACTCATATCGTATTCCAACCCTAAGATAAATTCCTCAGCAGCATCTTCATTATCTACCTCAACATAATATCCAGTACTATCAGACTGAATTTCTGGACGTAAGAATAAAGTTTCCTGACCTGATTGGGTAATAATTACATTTGCTTGTTTACCTTCTACATAACTACCAGCTGGAAACCTTAGTTTCTTTTTATCTGAACCACTATTGGCTTGAGTTACTTCACTTTTGAAGAGATAGTTATCTAATCGAGGCACGAAACTTTGACCAGCTGCTGTAATTGGGGAGGTCTCGGCATCATCCAACATCTCCAACTTTGTCAGGATGTGAGAAGTACCGTTATATAAAACAAAGTATCCAGTGTCATGGTCAAATCCAAAGAGTTTAACTATGGCTGGCATTGTCCATTTAGCCCATCCAGCTAGACTCCTTTCATTTCCTGTATTGAAATATTTAAACGTATATAAGGTATCCGTATCATTTCCAAAAGAAACAAAACTGTTATTAGGACTTGTAGTAGAAGTGGTTAAATTAGGCGGTATATACTCAGGAATAATTCTCGTATTTTCAGCTACTAAAGGTCTATTGTCTACAGAGTCAACAGCCATTTCAAACACCTTACTAAAGGTATCAGCCTCAGTACTAAAGATAATTGATACTCCAGTTTCTAATGGTTTTACATCGGAAGAATATGAGTAACTAGATAATTCTTTTAGTTGTACTGTTGCTGGACCAAAAGCAGTATCTGGAGAAGATAAAAGAAATTGACTATTTTCTGCAAATAATAAAAGACCCTTTGGTGTTCCTAAAGCTGCTTTAAGTGTAGATGGTTTAGTTGCTGATGCTGTTAAATCTATTGGATCGGCATCTGAAATGGTTATTGCACTATTAGAGAAGAAATTAAAATAATCCCCAGGCTGACTCATAACCACACCATCACTTGATAAGAATCCCAGACGATTCATAAAGAAGAACATATCCTTTACTGTCTGACCTACAAACGATGGAGCTGGGTTAGAGTTCTCATCTCCTACTTCTCTAGAAGCCCAATACTGAGTATCACTATAAGCATTTGATAAAGGTCTAACTGTAAAGCTTCCACTTGCCTCCCTTATTAATACATGAGGCATTGTTGAGGTGTTGAGGTTTAAAGGAATACCAGGCTTAACAGTTTCCTCCCAACTACCTTGACCTGGAATATCCCCACTAGTTGCCGTGAATCTTACATAGTAATCATCAGCTTCAGAATCCTCAGTATTTTGAATTTTTAATATCATTCCTGATACACCTTGCTCAGGAAGTAAGGAGACATTACTTACACTTCCCTTTAAGGCATACATCGCTTTATTATTTGTACCTCCTCTAGTCTGGATATTAAATTCTCTAGTATCCCCTCGTTTTATATGGATAACATTACCAATAGCTGTAGCCGTATAATTAGATAAGGCAGTTATGGAAGTAACTAGACTTCCTACAATCGTACCTACATTTAATTGACCAGCTGACGCATCGGCGGGGGAGGTATAGGTGACAACATTCTCTGAGGCGAAATTATAACTAAAGTTATCTTCCTCTACCGTAATTGTATAAGTTTTACCCGCTAAGGTTTTGGTAAAAGTATCACCTGCCCTCCAACCTTCACCCGCATTAGTTAAATTAATTTTTGCTGTATAGACACTGTATTGAGGATAACTAATTAGTGGGTTTCCACGTTGAACAGCTGAAACAGCAAACCAAGCATAGGCTATTGTACCCCCTGCAATAACAGTATCATTCCCTAATGTATAGGCATTAGTGGTGGATTGAGTATCTTTAAATTCAACGCTTTCACTCCAGTCAGGAGCATTAGCTCCAAAGTTATCTGTGTAAGATATCTGTTCTACTCTTTGAAGTTCCCATTTTCTATTAGCTTGATTTTGTAGGTTTCTAGTCCATTTAGCTATTCCATAATGATGATATCCAGCGGCATCTGGTTCAGATGTTAGCCCTCCAAATGCTTCATATTTCTCAGTAGCTGTAGCGGCTGTACCACCACCACCTCGATACATTGTTGTACTAGTTTCAAAACCTAAAGCTTGATGTTGCCAATAAAAATGATACCTAAAACCACCACCCCAAGGCTCTCTCTGAACTGCATAACCAGTACTATTGTTATATGTAAAAGATCCTTGAGTGTACCACTGAGCTAAAGGTTGTAGAGGATCAGTAATAGCTCTCCAATGTTGCCGCCAAGTTATGTTACCTGACGTAGTGGTTTGGGTTGTATCTTTATATCTCTCATCTCCTAAAACAACACTTGTATGATTGGCTGATATACCTATTGCTTTTTCAGCATAGAACTGTTTTAGATTTTCAGTAAAACCACTTGCATTAGAATTAGTAGAAGATGTGTTTACATTCTTCATCCATACTCCAGTAGGGAATGGTTCACCCTCTACCTCAGTTTTCTCTTGGGCATATTGACAAGTAGTAGCAATATTAAAAGCTAGACCTGTTTTACCTGTATCTGAGTGAGTGAAGTTACCATTACCCGCACTTTGGCAGTTGCTATTTGCTGATGCTCCAGAATCTTTAAATGTAGCTGGACTGATAGTTAGTTTTTGTGCTCTATAGATCTTTTGTTGAGAAGTTGATTGACCGTCTTTTAAAAAGTCGATTGAGTAGTTTGTGTTATAAGCAATTTGATTTATAACTACTAACGCTTCCTGAACATTATTATCTACAGTTGAGGAATCCATAGATACACGTTGCTCGGAATTACAAAGCAAGGTGTAATCATTTATGGTTAATGGTCGAATGTTTTTAACGTCAGCTACATCTAAATATTGAGCGGCTGTACCTTGAGTATTTACATTAACAGGAACTCCAGTGTCAGCATCCCATACCTTTATCTGAGTTGCACTATTAGTATCTTTATATATAGCTACTATGTACCTTTCGTTTTGGTCTCGGAAGATAGGGAACCATGTAGCATCTTTAGGGATATCGGTTGCGAGTTGATTTATGAATTTTGTAGGTGGTCTCTTTCTGCAACCAAACGTAGGATCTAATAAGACATTCTCAGCTTCTCTTACTTGTCCAGGTATTTTTAGAGGGTCGGGTTGCTGCGATACTCCACCTAATAAATTAGGAATTGATTGGGAGATTGCAGACATAATTTAATGACGACGTATAGCGTTGTATGGTAGGTAGCTTTGATAGGACTGTTGATTATCCTTATCAGCGAATATGGTGTAATCCCCTTGTTGGGTGTCGTGTTCTAAAGCAGATGCTCTAGCAAATATCTCCTCTCTTTCTCCAAATTTAACCGCCTCTGTTGAGCCGATACTTCTACCAGCAAAGACATTAGCTGATCTAATTGTTATGTAGTTTTTAAATGCCTCTGGTAACTCTTCAAATGAAAAGAGCCAGATAACATCAAGCTCCATATCATCATCCCAGACATATGTATGATTTACTTTGTCATAGAGTTTGTTTTGTCTAATAACCGCTCTATTTAAGGATGTTGGTTTTGTATCTAGAGATAGAACATTAAAAGGTATCTTGATATGTTTATTACCATCCCTACCAAATGGGTAATGATGTTCGGTATTAAATACCCATCCTTCAGATTGAACTGATCTAGATATCTCATCGAGTATCTGTTCAGCCATCTCTACTAATGGGTTTCCACTCTCTAAGGTTGTTACTGGGGCTTGACCTATATTTGAGATGATTGTATTTACAGCAGCTAGTTTTGTAGCCTTAGCTATATTTGCCATGTTTTCGTTAATTTTCTAGTGAACGAGAAGCACCGAGGGGGATGCACCCCCTAGGGCTAAATAAATTATTGTGCTTGTAAAGAACCAGCAACTTTAACGTCGAGTGATCCACAACCCATTGCGAGCTTACCCACAATTAATTGACCTTGGTATTGGACATTGAAATCGTTAGATGTAGTCTCGATAGTCGGCGCGACGGCTTGCACCACTCCCGCGCACTGTTTATGAAATATGAGGCCACAGCAGGTCGCATTTGTATCTGTGTAGTCGTTATTCTCACCTGAAACAGCTGAGTTATAAGCTGCCATGAAGGGCAGATTATTGGATTTGTAAATGCGAATTCCAGCAATGCTCACTAATCCTTTACCGCTATTTAGGTCGCCTTGTGAGTTACCTAAGTCTCTGTTAAGGATGTTTGTATCTACAGAAGATACGAGTGAATGATATTGTCTAGGAGATAGAACAGCTGAACGTCCCTCTTGAGGAGCTGAGCGCTCGTCTAAAACTGAGGCAGCTTCAAAGAAACCATCTACAATTTTCTGAGCGTTTAACTGATTACCTGAACCGATAGAAACCTCGAAGCCTCCAGGCTCTCCAGTAACTACGGATGCTTCTCTACTCGCCATATCAATTACGCGAGCAATTCGTAGATCGTAAAAATTAGCTAAACTCTCGCCGATTTGCTTACTTATCTCCGATCTGGTAGACCATTGAGAAATTATTTCATCAAGGTCATAGACAAATTGGCTGCTAACAAGGAGATCATCTAATAATAGCGTCTTTTCGTTAGCCTTTAGCGCTGCATCGGCTAGGATTGGTTGGCCTGGAGTATGAAATCCCGCGCTGAGCTTACCCGTTAGTAAAAATTGTTTTGATTTCGATCCTCTTAGACTGTAATTTCTTACAAGTCCCTTGAAGATTGAGGCGTTATTGAATGCTGTAAATACCTCTCCACTAAACAGCTTAAGCGCTGTTGCATACTTGGTAGCGTAGGTATTACCTTGGTTTCCATTAACCGCACTTGGGCGGGTAATGTTTGCCATATTAGTCATTTTCTTTTAACTATTAAATGTTTATAATTTTCCCGAATCGATTCAAAAGTTGTTGTTGTTTTGAGATTTAACCTTCTCAAGGTAGCTACCCCATAGTTATCCAGCTCACTGGGCTAAAGGGTGATGAGAGAGAGATCCTTCTCTGAGGTGTCTCTCTCCCTTTGTTTTACTTGCGGGTTACTCTTGTGTAAGAAACACCGCGATAAGTAAGAGTTACAGTCATTGGTAGTACCTCTATATCTAGCCCCCGTTCCATGACTAGATGGCCTGCAACTTAAATAGATAAGTCGAACGGACGTGGTTTAAGAGATAGTTGTCAATGTTTTTGCGGCTGCTAAATCTAATGGGAAATTATGAGCGTTTCTTTCGTGCATTACTTCCATTCCTAGGTTTGCACGGTTGAGAACATCTGCCCAAGTTGGGACGACTCTCCCATCAGCGGCAACGACTGACTGATTAAAGTTAAAGCCGTTGAGATTAAAAGCCATAGTGGAGATTCCCATAGCGGTAAGCCATATGCAAACGACGGGCCAAACAGCCAGGAAGAAATGTAGACTCCTACTATTATTAAAAGAAGCATACTGGAATATGAGTCTCCCAAAGTAGCCATGAGCCGCGACGATGTTATATGTCTCTTTTTCTTGGCCGAATTTATATCCATAGTTCTGTGAAACAAGTCCAGTCGTTTCCCTAACCAGTGAAGACGTAACCAGAGATCCGTGCATAGCAGCGAATAAAGCTCCACCGAATACCCCAAGAACGCCGAGCATATGGAAAGGGTGCATGAGGATATTATGTTCTGCCTGAAAGACAAACATAAAATTGAAAGTGCCTGAAATCCCAAGAGGCATACCATCAGAGAAACTTCCCTGACCAAATGGGTAAACTAGAAATACTGCAAAGGCGGCGGCTACTGGAGCGGAATAAGCTACACATATCCAAGGTCTCATTCCGAGTCTAAAACTAAGTTCCCATTGACGTCCCATGTATGAAGCGATACCGATGAGAAAGTGGAACACAACGAGCTGATATGGTCCTCCGTTATATAACCACTCGTCGAGGGTTGCAGCTTCCCAGATTGGGTAGAAGTGAAGACCGATTGCGTTAGATGACGGGACAACTGCCCCTGAGATGATGTTGTTTCCATAGATCAGTGAGCCTGCTACTGGTTCCCTGATACCGTCTATGTCCACTGGGGGAGCTGCTATAAAAGCAATAATAAAACAGGTTGCCGCTGCCAGTAGGCAGGGGATCATAAGAACCCCAAACCAGCCGACATACAGACGATTATCAGTAGATGTTACCCAGTCACAAAAGCTATTCCAATTAGATTGTTGTTTAAGGGTTGATACTGTCATTTAAAATATTCCTGGTATGATTTGACCAGTAGATATATAGGCTCCAAGAGCTGCAATAATACCAATCATTGCAAGCTGACCATTAGTCCTCTCAGCTCCCTCTAGGTAAGTTTCAGAAATAGGCTCAGCGGCTGCTACTTCTTTTCCATATACGTTGTCACGCATTTGTTTGAATAAATAAAAAACGTAGGCGAGGATGATCGGTCAGGTCGCCATGTTTTTATTTAAGGTCCAGTTGTTTGGGATGAGTTTGTAGGATTCTTTGTTGAACCTTTACCCCAAGGGTTATACCTAGTATCTTTTCCATTTTTAAAGCAGCTGTTAAATGCTGCTTTATCTGCGCCTTTTCCTTTTGCCATTGTTTTAAAGAAGATCAGTACTTTGTGCTAGTCGTCGTTCTACATCCTGCCTAAAGGCTGGATCAGTGTTATATAGAGGGTTAGCTATATCTCTCGATAATTCAGCATTACTTCTATATGCTTTTGCGGTTGTTGACGGTTTACTGCCTGAAACCATAGGAGCTTCATATCCCTCGGCATTTACATACCGAGTATTTAAAGCCTCTACTGCAAATTTAATAGCAGCAACAGAGCCACTATTGGTAACAGTATTAAAATCATTTATCTCTGTAGCAGTTAAATTATCAGCGGCCCAAGAGGTCATAGCGGAATATTTATCCTCACCTCCTACGCTTGCTTTTATTGCTTCTAATTCAGTTGCTTGTACTGTTTGTTGCTGTTGTTTTGTTTGAGCCTTTCCGTAGTATTCAAGATAATTTTTAATTAGATCTTTGGAATCCATCTTACTAAGACTATCTATAGCCTCTTCAGATAGTTGTCCATTCTCCTCAAATTCTTGACTTAACCTCCCCATGTATTCAACAGTTTCATTAGGAGGCTCTTCAGTTTTTTCTTCTGTTTCCTCGGTGGTCTCGTTGGAGGTTTCTTCCTCCTCGCTATTCTCTTTAGATCTAGACTTCTCCAGCTCTTGATAAGCCTTTAGTAATTCCTCTTGGTTTTTAAATTTTCCACCAATTAGATCTATATTTTCTTCTGAGGTTTCGTTCTGTTCAAACGCTTTTTGTCTATCTTCCTCTTGAGCTTGAGCTATCTTTTCACCTTGAGCTAATGCAGCCGCCTCAGCTTCCTGTTGTTCTGCTGAGGGTGCGTCTGAGGTTGGGTCGAATGTGGTAGTTGCCATTAATGATAAATAGTTTTAATTCCTTGAAAGTCAGGTCTTACAGGTTCTTTTAAATTGTTGGCATATTTACCAGCGCCTTTCTGACCTTCAGTAGTGCCTTTAACTTTTTTAGTAATCGAATACTTACCAGCTGGTTTATCTAATAACTCAGCATCTACAGGTTTGATTTCGTTCTTACTTTTAAACGTGCCGTCAGGATTCCGTTGGCGGCGCTTCCTGGGTTTCTTGGGTGGGTTGTTGAGGTTGTCCATTAATAAACTGTTCTGCTATTGGTGACTTTGATAATTGACCAGCTTGCTTTAATAGCTCTTGTTGTTGAGCTTGTTGCATCGCTTCCTGTTTCTCAGCTTGTATCTGTTGCTCATCTTTAATTAGTCCTAATGTCTCTATACCTGATGAGGCAGCTAGACGTTTTAAGAACTCTTGAGGATTGACATATTGCATTAAAGCCTCTGGTCCCATTGTCTGTGCAATGGTGGTTACAAACTCCATAAGAGATTGTTTATCCTGACCTCTTCCTACAGAATTTAAGCCAGCTACAATAGTAGGCATGACCAAACCTTTAGGGAGGCTAGGGATAGCTTTATTTCTAGTAAGTAGATATAACTTTCTATCTAGGTAAGGAGTTAATAAGGAGATAGTGAGGTTTCCAAATATGCCTCCGAGTTGCTCGTTTAATTCCTGAATTAATGCAGATATTTCAGTCGCGGTTGTGCGTTCTGATTGCCTTGGATTAAGGATAAGGAAAGCATCAGATAATCTAGACGTTAGGCTCGCTATCATTTCGCTAGCTGTACGGAAGTCCGCCGTTTTCCCCACATTCACTACCGAAACGTCATCCGCCCGTCCTTGTATGACTTGACCGTTCGATGCACGGGCTAAACTTTGCGCCTTAGTCGTTGCGCTGGGAGATACCATGAAAACGACTTTTGCAGCTGAGGCGCTGCCTTCCACTAGACTTTGCATTAGACCATCTAGTGATTTTAAGTCGCCTATAAACTCCTCACATCTAGAACGACCCCACGCTTCACCGTCACAGACATTCCACATTAAGGGCATCCAGGGACTGATCTTTTTAGGGGTACTTGAATGTGATCCGTTGACTATCTTTTGATCTATTTCTTGATGCCATTTCCATTGACCATTATCTAACTTGGCCCATGTATAAACATCAGCATCATCTTTCTTAGCTGATCCTCCTACAACTCCAAACTTAGGACCATCTTCTCCAGGGGAATTAGAATCTTCACTACCAGTAAGAGGCTTTTGAAATTCTTTAGGTAGGAGTGATCTATGAATACTCTCCTTAGTAATGATCTCGATACATGACCCATCTCCATCGCGGTTCACGACATAGCGATCCATTGGAAATAGTTTGAGGTTTTTCTTCCCAGCAAATAACAGTACATTTCCTGTAACTATCAAATGCTTCATAGCCCCATGAAGGATGACACGATCACTAGATTCAGCGATCTGTTGCATAATCATCTTCTCCATTTTTGACAGAGAAAGGTCTATCTCTGAACGTACTTGAGCGTCTACGTTAGGTAGACTTGCTATCTCAGCATCGTTTATTTGGAGCTTAAAAAAACTTGTATTTATAGGGAAGAGTGACAACATTAATTTGGCGGAGAGGACGTTTACTCCGCGACTGCCCTGTGACTGCCAAGGTATAGGAAGCGCTCCACCTGACGCTAAATCATCCTCTGGTAGAAGATAAGGTATCGTCAGCGCGGCGCATTCTCTAGCAGCATCTAAAAAAGGTTGCCTATCAGTAACTAAATATTGATATCGGGCTTGGGCTAGTTCTTTCATTTTTATTTAGGAATATTTAAACCAGTGCTTCCAGTGCCTCCCGTTTTTGTTCCTATCCCTTTAGATCTCTCAATCCTTAAAGCGCTAGTTCCTTTACTTGCTTGTTGTAACTCTTGTCTTCTAGATCTTCTCTTCTTAAGTGTTGGCTCTTCCGTTCCTGTATTAGTTAAGACTGGAGGAGGTGTTTGCTTAAGATCAATCTCTTTAGCTGGAGCTACTTGTATAGGGGGTTGTGTTTCCATTGGCTGAGGTATAGCCATTGGGGGAGGAGCTTGTGGAGGAGCTTGCGTTGGTAATCTTTGAGGTACTACTGATGGATTTAAGCTTGGTGCTCTATCACTACCTTCGGGGAGTTTCGGAGCGCTGGGTAAACACATATCGTTATGGTTCTAATTTTTCTTTTAAATAATCAATGACAAATCTTTGTCCTGAACGGAACATAATGTCATTCATGCTATGGGTAGGTGATGGGTAAAACGGTGGGAAAGTTTCGTCTAAATCCTCCATCAATTTTTTAATTTGATAGTGATTATTTTCAAAAATATCCTCGTATTTTAATTCATCCATATGAGGGTAAATTTACGTTTGAGGTTTCAAAGAAAGAAGGCATTCGACTTCTTTGTGTATCTTTTAGACCCTCTGCTTTTCCTCGGTGGTAGAGAGAGTCAGATTGATTCATCCAAAAATCTTTATCTAAGTAGTCGTTTTCATGATTACCTAAACCATCCATAACCCAAGCTACAGTGGCTTTCCTAAGCTTGTTTAAATGCTCAGGTTGTTTAAGTCCTAAATCATGGGCTACCATTCCGTGCTGCGCGACGTGGCAAATTTCATCACGGCTAATGTCCTGAGATAACGAGCGTATCCCTATATCACCATTGAATCTATAGAAAGGAAGTAATACAAAAAATACACTCCTTTCTAATATGGCTGCCTTGAGAATGGGATGCTCTGGAGATTCCAACCAGACTTTAAGTATATTTTGGGCTTCCCGTTCATAACGCTCAACACTGCCATGAGCGTCAACAATATACTGAAAACCAAGATCATGTTTATCTTCATCTTTTTGATTGGAGAGTAAAGCCTCCATTACCCCAGGTTTATCAGGTAAATCTTTTTCTAATCCTTGTTGTAAAAATTCCTTTACTGGTAACTCTAAACACCTAAGAGCTAACGCTCTATAAATACTATCTTCACTCCCAGCTCTAAGCTCACCTTTATCACAGGCTACGGGGGTCCATTTTCTTTTTGATTTCGTAAGTTTTAAATAGCTCGACATTATTTATTCAGCGCATCCAGCGCAAAACTGTGGCTCTTCTAAATTGAAGATGTCTTTATAATCCTCATCTAATACGGCTGAGGCATCGTCTTTTCTTTGTGTTTCAGGTTGTACTTGCAATGCGTAATACATTGAAGTTTGTGGACTCTTTAGCCAGTCTTCTATAAATGCCTCATCATATGTAACTACATCCGACCAAGTATTAAAACTATACCCGTGCATTAATCCGCTGTTGTTATACAAACGCATTAACTCATCAGCTACTAATTTATAAGTATCCCAGCCAACTTCTGAGGCTATTTCTACATCTCCATAATCATAAGATGTAACTCCAAAGGTTCCAGAGTCTCTATCTACATGCCTATAAATAGGAGGGGCAATTTCAGGGGTCGTTGTATAACCTTTTAGGTCTTTATATTTATAACTACATGATGCTGTGGGAGCTATTGTGAAAGCTCTCTGCATACCATAAGTTCTAGCAATTACGCTAGCCTTTTGAATACCAACATCAAAAGCTCGTGCTAATAAACCAGCTGTAGTCTGTGAAACTACCATCCCATTATTTAGGTCTCGTAATGCTTCACCAAATTGTTTATAAGTTACCTTGTGATATCTAAGACAATTTGCTAACCCTAAGATTCCTAAACCTACTTGTCTATCCTCTTCAGGTGTTAAATACTCTCCAGAATCTCCTACTCCTGTAGTTCTATGTAGCTCACATAATTCAGTCATTCCTTCTACATAAGCTTTAGGAATATCTTCTATTGTGCAAGCTCCCAATTGAACATGCTCAAGCAAACATGTACCTCTAGACTTAATGAATATCTCTAAGCAAACATTCCCAAAAATCTGTTGACCACTGCGATCATGGCGTATCTTGTTTAACCAAATATCACCGCTATGGATACCTCTAAGTAATAAAGTTTTAGTTTCTGTTGAGGCTTTATTCCATAACTCTTGATTTAGATCTACACATCTTTTAGCCCAAGGAAGTTCTGATCTTGGGACAGTTAAAAATTCATTAATATCCGCATGTCCAAGCGAAACATGAATACAAATTGCGCCGTTACGATACGTGCCCCCCCGCCTAATAACTTCATTTAAAATAGAATATATTTTTGCAAATGATACAGGTCCAGATGCAACTAATGTATCTTTTCCTTTCTTAGTTTCTGTACCTTTTGGTCTTAAATCTGATAGATGTATTGCACACCCAGCCCCGAAACGGAGGGCATGAGACACAAAGCGTAAAGAAGCGTCAATCCCCTCAGAGCCTGAAAAACTATCTGCAACATTAAATACAGTACAACTGACTGGAAGACGCGACTCAGGGTTATCTATCCAGCTCTGAACGC